TGACACAGAACAAGATTTACTTAATCTATTAATTATTAAGAATGTAAACATTATATTCTTAGGACTAGAATATCAAGGTACTGAATATACTGGAAAATCTCTTGATATAGAAGTAGGCTTTCATCCACGTACTCATAATTATAGTAGCTCTGAATTACGAGAAAGAATAAATAATTCAGTATTAGTATAAGGATGAGTAATATGGAAGACGCTAATCAAAAAGTTGTCAACTGGATTTTAAAAGTTGCAGTTGGAACTCTATCAGCAGTAATTGGTATAGTAGTAATTGTTTTAGCCGTTGGCCTTTTTATAGACAATTCTGTAATAGATAATGAAAAAATATTTGGAATCATTGGCCCAGCATTTAACACCGTAATTGGTGCTTTTGTTGGTTTACTTGGTGGTTTAAGTATTAGTGGTGTTAATTCAAAGAAAGAAGAGCCAACTCCTACTCCAGAACCAGAAATAGAAATAGAAGACGATCTAGGTCCTCACCAAGATCATCCCGATGAAAAAATAGTATAATAGGAAAGTGAATAAAATGTGGAATGAAATCAAGAATCTATTCAAGAGACTTTTTGGTCTAGTAGATACAAATCACGATGGTAAAGTATCTACTCAAGAAGCTCAAGCAGCTGCTTTTAATGGTCAAGCTGTAGCTACAGCCGCAAAGGCTGATATTAAAGCTACTGCCGAAGGAATTAACGCGGTTGTCCAAGAACGCGTTGCAAGAGTACAAGAAGAAGTACAAGATATTGTTGATACAGCAAATGAAGCCGTGCATCAAGTAAAGGATGTTGTTGCTGCAGCTAAGGGCGGCACACGTAGAGGTAGAAAGCGTAAAGCCTAGTTTACAATAATTCACTAATATGATATAAATAATAGTGGTGATGCTTCGGGTCACCACTATTTAACCTCGCCTAATAGGAGAAACATGATGGCACATAAATTTGACCAGGTCTTTGCTGACTTTGCAAAGTTTGATAAGTTCTTTGTCGGTGCAGATCAATTGCACAAGAAGCTTACAGATATGACTACACAAACTGTAGAATTGGCTTCAAAATACCCCCCATATAATATCAAGAAAGTAGATGATAGCAGGTATGTTATCGAAATGGCTGTTGCTGGATTTGGTAAGCAAGACATTGAGCTTACTCTAGAAGACAACAAGCTTGTTATTAATGGGAAGATGGAAACTATTGATAATTTAACAAAAGATGCTATTGACCAGACATATCTGTGGAAAGGTATTTCTGATCGTGCATTCTCACGACAGTTTACTCTAGCAGATAATGTAGAGATTAAGACAGCAAATCTTTTTAATGGCATGCTAAAGATTTGGCTAGAAGCTATTATCCCAGAATCTAAGAAGCCAAAGACTATTCCAATCAATGAGACAGATGCACCTTCTGTTCCAGAATTTCTTACTGAAAAGAAAGGTAATTAATTATGACTACAGAAAATGTAAGCGCAGTCGCTAAATTTATGTCTTTGATATTTGGAATAGTGCTATCAACAGTAACAGTTGCTAGTGTGATTTTGTCAGTTTATTAAACATTAATAAGGGGAATTGCTTCCCCTTATTTTTTATTCATTAGAGCCAGCCAGCGTATTTGTGAGTTTTGCCTTGACGATCTGGTAGACCATGAGTTCCACCATTTACTCTCTTAGTAATTTGTAGAATCACTGCATCAGTAGTACCCTGATCGCAAATTGCCCACAGATGATTGCGCTCAAAGAACCAAAGTGCTGATTCAAACGAAAGCTCAGTAGCTACAATATCTGGATTAGTAAGTACATCTGGTCTTTTGCAATATGCAGCAAAGGCTTCATAGTTGTCTTGACCAGTCAATTGGATTGCTCCACGACCACGATACTTATATCCTTCACCTGAAGCTTCAGGGCCATTGCCCATTCGGCTGGCATATACTCTATTAGCAATCTTTTGTGGATTACGAGCATATGAATTAGCTAGAGCTTCTGTAGGAAAATACTTCTTGAAAATCTTCATAAGACCATCTTTAGAGTAATTAAGATTCTCTGTAAAGACTTTAAAGTCGCCGGTTTCGTGGCCAGTTTGAGCAAAGAAATGTGCGGCTCTATTCTTATTAAGTTTAAAATAAGTTGCAGCTGCTTTTAATGTACCAGGACCAAATGCTCCATCGGCTGTAACGCCAATCTTCTTTTGTAATGCAATAAGACTCATATGAAACCTCTTATATTACATAATAAAGGCCCTTCACATGAAGAGATCAACCCGTTCAATATTTATTATTTACTTTAATTCAGTATATGTTACAATATAGATTGAATGCGAAAGGGTGTACATGAGTAAATTTTATACCGATGTGACTTTGAACCGTGGAAATATTCTTCTGCGTGGTTATGATAACGGCAAGAGAATTAATTATAAGATTGATTACAAGCCGTATCTGTTTATTCCTTCAAAGACCGGCAATTCAGAATATCGTTCTATCTTTGGTAAGCCCGTTGATAAGATCTCTTTTGACGGTGTATATGAAGCCCGTGATTTTATAAAGCGTTATGAAGACGTGTCAGGATTTGAGATCTTTGGTCTCAATAAGTTTGAATATACATTCATCAATGACTATTTTCCTGGAGAAATTAAATTTGATCCATCAATTATCAATGTTGGTTATATTGATATTGAAGTCGATTCATCTTCTGGCTTTCCAGATGTTAAGAGTGCTGCCAAAGAAGTTACAGCTATTACAATCAAACGTCGAGATCTAATTATCTCTCTTGGATGTGGTGATTATGATGCTCCTGAAGGAGTTATCTATATTAAGTGTCCTAATGAAGCAGCTTTGCTTCTTAAGTTCCTAGAAATATGGAAGCAACTTGATCTAGATATCATTAGTGGTTGGAATGTGGAATTCTTTGATATTCCTTATCTAGTTAATCGTATCACACAAATTCACGGTGAAGAATTTGCCAATAAATTATCACCATGGGAGATTCTATATGAAAGTACTCGCGAAATCATGGGTAGACCAACCCAAATCTATCTCCCCAAAGGAATCTGCATTCTTGACTACATGCAACTTTACAAGAAGTTTACATATACAAATCAAGAATCATACAAACTGGATCACATCGCGTTCGTTGAATTGGGCGAGCGAAAACTGGACTATTCGGAGTTTGAAAATCTTTATGACCTATACAAACAAGATTTCAAAAAGTTCATGGAATACAACATTCATGACACCCTCCTTGTCGAAAGGCTCGAGCAAAAGCTAAATCTAATTGGTTTGGCCATGACAGTGGCTTATGATGCCAAGATTAACTTTAGTGATACATTTTCTCCCATTCGTCTGTGGGATACTATTATTCATAACCAACTGATGAATGATAAGATTGTTGTATCAAAGGCTAAGAATAATATTAAGATAGATACATTTGCTGGTGCATATGTCAAGGATCCGCTTGTTGGTATGCATAATTATGTAGTATCTTTTGACGTAGAATCTCTGTATCCTTCTCTTATTGTACAGTATAATATCTCGCCTGAGACTTATCGTGGTAAGATGTCTCGGTACTTTACCGTAGATGAATATCTAAACAACTGTCTATTCAATACAGATATTCCAAAACTTCTTAAGGAACAAAATCTTGCTCTAACCGCTAACAGCTGTATGTGGGATCGTGACTTTAAAGGCATCTTTCCTAAACTAGTTGAAACTATGATGGCAGATCGTAAGCGGTATAAGAAGATCATGCTTGAAGCTAAACGAGAATACGAAAAGAATCCCAGCAATGAGCTTAAGAATAAAATCTCAAAATACGACAACTTGCAAATGGCTCGTAAGATTGCATTGAATAGTCTTTACGGCGCGTTAGGCAACAAATATTTCCGATGGTATGAGATTGAATTTGCTGAAGCCATCACTCTTACTGGTCAACTAGCAATCCGTTGGACTGAACGCAATATTAATGCTTTCCTTAATAAGGCTTTAGCGCACAGAAAAGATCGTGTTATTGCTATCGATACTGATTCTGTATATCTGAATCTTGAGGATCTAGTAGATAAGAATAGTCCTAATCCAATTGATTATCTGGATAAGGTTTGTACAGAGGTTCTAGACAAGAAAATCAAAGATAGTTTTAAGTCTCTTGTTGAATACACTAATGCGTCTACTCCGTTCCTTAACATGAAACGCGAAGCTATTGCAGACAAAGGTATCTGGACTGCCAAGAAGCGATACATTCTAAATGTGTATGATAATGAAGGTATTCGTTATGCAGAACCAAAGCTTAAGATCATGGGAATTGAAGCTGTAAAGTCTTCTACTCCATCTAGCTGCCGTACTAAGATTAAAGAAGTTATTAAGATTATCATGAAGGGTACGGAACAAGACGTCATCAACTTTATCGATCAATTCAGAGAAGAATTCAAGGCTCTATCATTTGATGAGGTTGCTTTTCCTAGAGGCTGTAACGGCCTCTCAACTTATCGAGATAAAGCTGCTATCTACAAAAAGGGAACACCGATTCATGTTCGTGGTGCATTAGTCTATAATAAACTTCTTACTGATCGTGGACTTGAGAATCGATATGAAATAGTAAAGGAAGGTGAAAAGATTAAGTTTTGTTATCTAAAAACTCCTAATCCTCTTCGTGAAAATGTTGTTTCTGTAGTCAATACTCTTCCAAGGCAACTTGAACTAGATAAGTATATCGACTATAATCTTCAGTTTACTAAAGCTTTCTTGGATCCTCTTAAGATTATTCTAGATGCTATTGGTTACCAGACTGAAAAAAAATCTACACTTGATAGCTTTTTCAGTTAACAATAATTGGATACTATGATATAATGAATCAATTAAACAGCAATGCGAGGTACCATGAGTCTACTACTTAAACTAAAGAAGAATTCTACTATTCAAGAAACAGATATTCTAGCCGAATCTAAGTTCTTTAATAAGAAGGATATGATTTCTACTCCAGTTCCTATGATCAATGTTGCACTATCTGGCGCACTAGATGGCGGCCTAACTCCTGGTCTGACTATGTGGGCTGGCCCTTCAAAGCACTTTAAGACCGCTTTCTCGCTCTTGATGGCCAAGTCTTATATGGATAAGTATCCTGAGTCTGTGCTTCTATTTTATGACTCAGAATTTGGTACTCCTAAGTCTTACTTTGAATCTTTTGAAATTGATATGAACCGAGTTCTTCATACGCCTATTACAGATGTTGAAAAGCTTAAGTTTGATATTATGAAACAGATCAATGATATTACTAGAACTGATCAAGTGATCATTATTATTGACTCTATTGGCAATCTTGCTTCAAAGAAAGAACTTGATGATACACTAGAGGGTAAGTCTGTTGCCGATATGTCTCGTGCAAAACAGATCAAGTCTCTATTCCGAATGGTAACTCCTCACTTGACCATGAAGGATATTCCTATGATTGTGGTCAATCATACATATAAGGAAATGTCATTGTTCCCTAAGGACATCGTTTCTGGTGGTACAGGTTCTTATGATTCTGCCGATAATCTCTTTATCATTGGTCGTCAGCAAGAAAAAGACGGTAAGGAAGTCACTGGATATCACTTTATTGTTAACGTGGAAAAGTCTAGATATGTTAAAGAAAAATCTAAAATCCCTATCAGCGTATCTCACACTGGCGGGATATCTAAGTGGTCTGGCCTTCTCGACATTGCTTTGGACGGCAAGTTTGTCCATAAACCAAGCCCTGGATGGTACTCAACGGTCAATCTTGAGACCGGTGAAGTATCAGATCAAAAGGTCCGTGAGAAAGATACGAACACTTCTGCGTTTTGGGAACCAATCCTAAAGTCACAGCAGTTCCAAGACTATATTAAGGATCGTTATCAAGTCGGTCACGGTTCTATCATGCAAGGTGAAGATGGAGAAGCATATTGATTGAACAAAAGATCCTTGCACATCTCGTAAGTAATGACACATACGCGAGAAAGGTTCTACCCTTTGTAAAGCCAGAATACTTTACTGATCATGCACATCGTGTGATCTATCAAACAGTCGTGGCTTATGTGGAACGGTATAACACGATTCCATCTGCAGAGGCATTGACTATTGATATTGATAAGATTGATGGAATGTCTTCTGATATCTTTAGCAAGGTAGTAGAAATTATTCCTAATCTTATTGCAGATAAGGAAACTGATCTAGATTGGCTTCTAGATCAGACTGAGAAGTATTGCCAAGATCGTGCTGTTTATAATGCGATCATGGAATCTATTACTATCATTGATGGTAAGTCCAAGGACAAGGGAAAGGGATCTATTCCACAGATCTTGTCTGAGGCACTTGCTGTCTCATTTGATACTTCTGTTGGTCATGACTTTCTGACTGATTCTGATGCTCGTTATGAATTCTATCATCATAAGGAAGAAAAGATTGAGTTTGATCTAGAATACTTCAATAAGATTACTCGTGGTGGTTTGCCTAGAAAGACTCTTAATGTGGCTCTGGCAGGTACTGGTGTCGGTAAGACTCTATTCATGTGTCATACTGCTGCTGGTAATCTGTCATCCGGTTATAATGTTCTTTATATCACCATGGAAATGTCAGAGGAAAGAATTGCTGAACGTATTGATTCTAATCTTCTGAATGTAACTACTGATGAACTAAAGATCATGCCTAAGGATGCTTATGATAAGAAGATTGATCGTGTACGTAATAAGTGCAAGGGTCGGCTGATTATCAAGGAATATCCTACATCTACTGCCGGTAGTTCTAACTTTAGGCATCTGCTTCAAGAACTAAAGCTTAAGAAAAAGTTTGTTCCAGATATCATCTATATTGATTATCTAAATATCTGTTCTTCATCTCGAATGAAGATGGGTAACTCTGTGAACAGCTACATGTATATTAAGGCTATTGCTGAGGAACTTCGTGGTCTTGCCGTAGAATATAATGTCCCGATTGTTACGGCTACTCAAACTAATCGTGATGGTTATAATAGTTCTGATGTTGATCTAACTAATACCTCTGAAAGCTTTGGTCTACCTGCTACTGCTGATCTAATGTTTGCTATTATCTCTACTGAGGAACTGGAAAATATTGGTCAGCTTATGATCAAGCAGCTTAAAAATCGTTACAACGATCTTGGTGTACATCGTAACTTTATGATTGGTGTTGATCGTGCTAAGATGCGTCTATATGATGTTGAATCCTCTGCTCAAGGCGGCTTTATTGAAGATCGTCCAGTAATGGATAGTAGTAGATTTAATGACGATGAAGAAGCCGGTGGCTTTGGGCTTAAGCGTGGTAAGAAAGATTTCTCTAAGTTAAGGATGGGCTAACTATAAATAGTTACATGGAAACATTCAAAGATTTTCTCAACGAATCACTTGATCCCAAATCAAAAACGCTTCATGCGTTTGATATGGATGAGACTTTGTTTGCTCACGACCACGATAAAGTCAAAATCCATGTTAGGGATAAAAAGACCGGGAAGAAGGTGGCCTCTTTAAACAATCAGGAATTCAATTCTCATAAACTTCAACCTGATCATAAATATGATTTCTCTGAATTCCAATCATCAAAGACTTTTGCAAAGTCGGCTCGTCCTATTCGTAAGATGATTGCTAAGATGAAAGGTATTCACAAGAGAAATAAGAATGTTGAGATTCTAACCGCCCGTTCTGATCTTGATGATAAAGATCATTTTCAAAAGCATCTTAGTAAGTATGGCATTGACTCTAAGAAGATTCATGTTCGTAGAGCCGGCAATCTTGGTGGTCCATCTCCTGCTTCTAATAAGAAGAAGGTTGTTTCTGATCTAATTAAAAAGAATGGTTATAAGAAAGTACATTTATATGATGATTCACATGATAACTTGCATCACTTCTTGTCTCTTAAAGATGAACATCCTGATGTTGAATTCCACGCACACCATGTTGAGCATGATCCCGCAACCGGTAAAGTAAAGATTACTACTACTAAGAAATAAGCGGTCGTGGTGGAACGGTATACACAACAGACTTAAAATCTGTCGCTAATGGCTTGCGGGTTCGAATCCCGCCGACCGCACCAATAACTTGGCCTTGCAGTTCATTCTGCAAGGTCTTTTTTTATAAATATTCATGTTAATAGGATCGCCATCATGAAGCCAGATGTAATTTTTAGTCTAATATCAGATGTAGGATTCCCTATTGCGGCCGCATTGATGGCCGGAATATTTGTATATTTTGTTATCAATTATATACTTGAGAGCGTATTAAAAGCTATCAAGGGTATGCAAGGCATCATTATAGGTTTAGACAATCGGGTCAAGACTATGAACCACGATATTATTAGAGTAGATTCTATGGTTAGTTCTGCTCTAGGCCTAGCGCCCGATTTAGATAGAATTGCTAGAGCAGACGGAAAGAATGATGCAAGGAGAGACTAAATGGTATTCATGGATTATCTATTTGAAGTATTAGATAATGGAAATATCGTTATAGATCTTGATTTGACCTTAGAAAAACTTAATGTACAAGTTGATAATAGAGTTGTCTTAGTAAAAAAGATCAGCTAATGCTGGGATCTTTAGATGCTGAGCAACTCACGCTATTAATAAAACAATACGGCTTTCCAATAGTATCATCTGTTGGAATGGGCTATTTTGTATATTTTATCTACAAATTTGTTACTGATAAATTGATGCCATTGATTGGAGAAACAAACGCAATTTTAATTGCTTTAATCGATAGAATTAGAATGTTAGATAATGATCTAATACGATTACAACAAAAGGTAAACGTAGTTTTACAATTGGGGGAAGAGCATGTCAATAAATCTAAAACTTGAAATATTGAAAATCTTTCGCCTTGAAATTAATATGGCTTTTGGTAAATCTAAACAAGAAGAGATTGCCAATGATGAATCTTAATTATTATCATTTACAATAATCCATAAATTAGTATAATAATACTATCAATGATTATGGAGATACTATGAATATATTTGCACTACACTCAGATCCGTATCGTGCTGCAAAAATGCATTGCGACAAGCATGTTGTCAAGATGATTCTTGAGACTGCGCAAATGCTTTCTACTGCACACCATATACATGATATGGAATGTGCACAAGATGGCTTATATAAGATAGCTCACAAAAATCATCCTAGTACTAAATGGGTCCGTGAATCTAATAATAATTACATGTGGGCCTGGTGTCTTATGCACGGACTCTGCAAAGAATATACTGCGCGCTACGGCAAGATTCATGCTACAGAAACTAAGTTGCTACAAAAGCTAATGAATCCACCTCACAATATTCCTATTGGTTGCAAGACTTCTATTCCGCAGTGTATGCCTATTGAGTATAAGTGTGATGATACAATTCAAGCTTATCGTAACTATTATATTGGCGCCAAGAAAGACATTGCTGTCTGGA